CAAAACATATGGCGCAAATGAAAAAAGATATGAAAAAAGGTGTGAACTTTAAAAAATCACACATTAAAGCTATGAAAAAGGTGGGTGCATAATGTGGTTTGGTGCACTTAAACTAGCGTTAAACGCTGGAACACATATTTACAAAAAGAAAAAAGAAACTCAAATGCTAATGGCTGATGCACAAGCACAACATGCATCTAAAATGGCTAAAGGTGAGTTAGAATTTAGTGGCAAGCTCCTCGAAGCTCGTCAAAATGATTATAAGGACGAGGTAGTTCTTGCAATATTAACACTACCAATTTTAGTGCTTGCATATGGGGTCTGGTCAGATGATCCACAAGCTATGGAGAAGATAAAAGTGTTCTTTGAACATTTCCAAGCATTACCCAAATGGTTTACTAATTTATGGGTGCTTGTATGCGCTAGTATATTTGGTATAAAGGGTACACAAATATTTAGAAACAACGGAGGTAAAAAATAATGTTAAAAAATCCAAAAAAAGCAGACCTAGATAATGATGGATCATTAAGTAGTTACGAAAAAAAAAGAGGAATGGCTATAGAAAGATCTATGAATAAAAATATGGACGGAGGAATGATTAAAGATGAACGTTCTAAATTTATGGGTGGTGGAATAGCTTACGCTGGTGGCGGAAGAGCAATGAAAAAAGGTGGTAAAGTATAATGCCTGGAAAAGAAATTAAAGGAAGAAGTAAAAGAGCAAATTACCGTGACGGTGGCAGAGTAAATAAAGCTGGCGGCGGGGGACTTTACGCAAACATTCACGCAAAGCAAAAAAGAATCAAAGAAGGTTCAGGTGAAACTATGGCAAAAGCTGGAGATAAAGGAAGACCTACTGCTAAACAATTTAAACAAGCAGCGAAAGCGTAATGTTAATATGATGGATCCTTTAGTAGTTGTATCAAAGATACAAAAAATAATGAGAGACAGTCTACAAAGAGTTGGAGATGCCATGATAAGCGGTGGTGTTGACAATATGGAAAAATATCAGTATATGTTAGGACAGGCAAGAACATATCAATATTTACTACAGGAAATCTCTAACCTGCTAGAAAAAAAGGAGCAAAAAGATGAGCAAGGAAACGTTGTCGATATCGGAAAAGGAAATTCCAAAACTTAAGAATGCTTTAACCGATAAGTATAAATCAGAGGAAAAAGAACCTTTGAATCCAGATAACATACAAAATGTAAAAGACCAGCTACCCGAACCTAGCGGCTGGCGACTTTTAGTTTTACCTTTTACACCAAGAGAGAAAACTAAAGGTGGAATTATTATTGCACAAGAATCATTAGAGAAATTAAGGATAGCTACAAACTGTGGTTATGTTTTAAAAGTTGGACCTTTAGCATATTATGATAAAGAAAAATTTCCAACAGGTCCTTGGTGTAAAAAAGGAGATTGGGTGATTTTTGCAAAATATGCTGGATCAAGATTACCAATAGAAGGCGGAGAAGTCCGTTTATTAAACGACGACGAGGTTTTGGGAAAAATTAAAGACCCAGAATCAGTGTTGCATAATGTATAACATAGAAGGAGATAACTATGCCAGAAGATGACAAACAAGATCTAGTTGATATCGATACATCGGGTCCCGGTGCAGAGGTTGAATTAGAGGAAGAAAAAGTAAAAGAAGTAAAAGAAGAAACTACTAACGAACAAGATAAAACTTATGAAAATGAACGTGAAGAAAAACTTGACGAAGCAAAAGTAGAATCTAAGGTTGAAGAACCTAAAACAGAAGAAGTAAAAGAAGAAACTAAAAAAGAAGAACCAAAAGAAGAATTAGAACAATACAGCGAAGGCGTTCAAAAAAGAATTGCAAAGCTAACTAAAAAATGGCGTGAAGCAGAAAGACAAAAAGAAGCTGCTTTAGAATATGCTAGAGGTGGCCAAGTAGAACTTTCTCAATTGAAAACAAAAGTTTCTAAATTAGAGCCGAGTTATGTAAATGCGGTTCAGAACAGAGTTACTTCAGGTCTAGCGGCTGCTAAAGCACAGCTTGTGAAAGCTAGAGAAGCAGGTGATATAGATGCTGAAGTTGATGCACAAAAAGAGATTGGTAGACTTGGAATGGAAGAAGTAAGAGTTAATACTCTTAAAAATAAACTTTCTGAGACTAAGGAAACGGAAGTAAAAACTCCATCTTTAAACCAAGCAATTCAAGCACCACCTACTGATCCAAAAGCAGAAGAATGGGCTGATAGAAATGAATGGTTTGGTAAAGATAATGCTATGACTTACACAGCATTTGACTTACATGAGAAGTTAACTAAACAAGAAGGCTTCGACCCACATTCTAACGAATATTATTCTGAGATAGACAAGCGAATGAGACTTGACTTCCCGCATAAATTTGATAGAAAAGAACTATCGGAAGGAACGACCAAACCTACACAAACAGTAGCGTCAGCAACGCGAAGTGTTAAACCTGGTCGCCAAACTGTGAGACTCACTTCATCGCAGGTAGCAATTGCTAAAAAATTAGGAGTGCCATTAGAAGATTATGCAAAACAATTAAAAATAATCACGAAGGAGATATAAGCATATGCAAAAAGATACAATAAAAGCTTCCCGTGCGAGTCAAACTAGAGTTAAAGAAGTAAGAAAACAAGTTTGGACTCCACCATCATCTTTAGATGCACCCCCTGCACCAGATGGATATCATCACAGGTGGATAAGAGCCGAGTCAATGGGTTTTGACGATACAAAAAACATGGCCGGTAAGCTGAGATCAGGTTACGAATTAGTGAGAGCTGATGAATACCCTGACACAGATTATCCAGCGATTGATACAGGTAAGTACAAGGGAGTGATCGGAGTTGGCGGACTATTGCTGGCTAGGATATCTTTAGAGTTAGTTAAATCGCGTAAGGAGTATTTTGATAACCTTACAAAACAAAAAGACGAAGCGATCAATAACGACCTTATGAAGGAACAGCACCCAGGAATGCCTATCGATATTGATAGACAGACCCGTGTAACCTTCGGTGGTACAAAAAAAGACTAATAATTTTTTAGTAATTTTTGCCAACGAATTCAATTAATTGTGACTGGAGGTCCGTAAGGACAGGTCACTAAAGGAGAAAATAATATGGCAAACCAAGACGCAGCTTTCGGATTAAAACCCCTAGGCAAAATTGGACAGTCAGCAGATAATAACGCAGCTACTGAATATGAAGTAGCAGCATGTGCTTCAGCTTTTGCTCAAAACGACCTTATGGTTGCTTTGGCAGCAGGAACTGTTGGCATAGGCGCAGCTACTGATAACGGAGTTCTTTTGGGCTCTTGTCAGGGTGTGTTTTATACTGACTCTTCAACAAATAAACCAACCTTTGCTAATCACCTAGTTGCTTCAAATGCAGCTACTGATATCAAAGCTTTTATAACTGATGACCCATTTCAAGTTTATGAAGTACAGTCGGCAGCAACAGGCGCAACTCAGCAACTAGACGTTTTCACAAACGCCGATGTTTCTGTTGGCGCAGGTGTTACTCCGCATTTTGTTTCTAAAACTGAAGTAGCGGACGCATCAGACACACAAACAACAGCCAACTTGCGAATTATCGGAGTTTCGGATGATCCTGACAATAGCGACTTAACAGCAGCTAATTGTAATTTTAAAGTGATCATTAACGAACATTTCTATATGACCGCAACTGGCGTATAATAGCAGAATAGGAGAATAAAAAATGGCTATATCAAGAGGACAACTAGTAAAAGAACTAGAGCCAGGTTTGAATGCACTATTCGGCTTGGAATACAAAAACTATGCTAACGAACATGCGGAGATTTTTGACACTGAAAACAGTGACAGAGCTTTTGAAGAAGAAGTAATGTTATCTGGTTTCGCAAATGCACCAATCAAAGCAGAAGGAACGGGAGTTTCATTTGACAACGCTCAAGAAACTTTCACCGCTCGTTATACACATGAAACGCTTGCTTTAGCGTTCGCGATCACTGAAGAAGCGATCGAGGATAATTTGTACGATAGACTTGCGTCTAGATATACAAAAGCTTTAGCGAGATCAATGGCTAACACTAAACAAGTGAAAGCAGCTAAGGTGTTAAACAACGGGTTCGGAACAGCAGATGGTGGAGATGGTAAGGAGCTTTTAGCTACTGACCACCCTATCGTTACTGGAACTGAACAGAATGAGTTATCTACTGCAGCAGACCTTAACGAAACATCTTTGGAGCAAGCATTAATTGACATTGCAGCTCTTACAGATGAAAGAGGTTTAAAAATTGCAGCTAAAGGTATGAAATTAATTGTGCCTTCAGCTTTACAATTTACTGCTGAGAGACTTATGAAGTCAACACAAAGAGTTGGAACAGCTGATAATGATATCAATGCAGTTGTATCTATGGGAATGATTCCACAAGGCTATACTGTGAATCATTACTTAACTGATACAGATGCTTGGTTCATTAAAACAGATGTACCTAATGGTCTTAAACATTTTGTGAGAGCACCATTAAAAACAGCTATGGAAGGCGACTTTACAACTGGAAACGTAAGATACAAAGCTAGAGAGAGATACTCATTTGGGTTCTCCGACTGGAGAGGTATTTTCGGATCACCGGGAGCATAATAAAATAATATTTTGTGGCGGACACAGTTCCGCCACAATTTAATTTTAGAAAGAAAAATGCGACAATTTCTAGTTAATATATGGGCTTATGATTATCATGCTAAATTTGAAGTTTTAGCAGAGGATAATCGTGAATCTATAGAGAAATCAATCCTTGACAAACTAGGAGAAAAGTCTATAAAGTGGGAAACAACAGGAATGTTTAGAGATATTCCCAACAGAATAACCTATGAGGAGGTTATAGATGACCGAAGACCT